TATGTTGGAAAGACAAAAGACACTAGAAGAAGATTAAATAAACATAGAATAGATAAAGGGAGAAATATTAACCTAGTCATTATTGATGAAATTAATGAAAATTGGAGATTTTGGGAAAAGTATTGGATAGAACAATTTCAACAATGGGGTTTTATATTAGAAAATAAAAATAGTGGAGGGGGAGGGTTAGACTTTTGGAGTGTTGCTCAAATAAATAACCATAAAAAGTTATATACCCCCGAATTAATATCTAAGATTATTACCCCTAACAGGAATAGGAAAATAAGTAAAACTTTAAATGAAAGAGATCATTCTAAATATTATACTAAGAAAGTAAAAGAAAAAATATCTAGAGCTTTAAAAGGTAAACCAAAAAATTTTACCCAAGAACATATAAATAATTTAAAAATAGCTAATCTAGAATCTAAAGGTAAAATGGTTTATTGTTATGATTTAGAAAATAAATACATTGGTGAATTTAGATGTTTAAGAGAAGCTAAAGAATGGTTATTACATAAAAAACCAAGAATTTCAAAAAACGTAGATAAACAAATAAAAGACTGTTGTAATGGAAGACAAAAAAAATGTCATGGGTATAGATGGAGATACTCAAAAATTTAGCAAAAAAATAGTAATAGTTGGGGGAGGAGTAGCTGGAGCTAACACTGTCACTAAACTTGTAGATAATGGCTACCCAGGTCATTTAATAACTATAATAGATAAAGGTAATGACCCTTATAAAAGACTCCCTGAAGAAACCATGACAGGTTGGCTAGGATGTGGAGGGTGGTCAGATGGAAAATTAACATATCATACTTCTATTGGAGGTCAATTATCAAAATATTGTGGTGAAGAAAAAGCCATGGAATTAATGAAACAAGTAGTAGATAATTTCACTCGTTTCCACCCCAAACCCGAAGAAATATTTATGTCTGACCCTAAGGAAGAACCTGAATTTATTAAACCACACTTTGGTTTAAGAATGTTTCCTGTTTGGCATATTGGAAGTAATTACCTTCTTCTTATTGCTCAAGAATGGTACCAATATTTATTATCGAAGGGTGTTAATTTCTTATGGCAACATGAGGTCACCAATATAAATTTTGAAACTAATGAAGTCGAATATAAACCAATCGAGAGTAAAAAATAAAGTTTTTATATATTATTTAGAAAAAAATAATATTATATTTTATATAGGTAAAACAAAAAACCCTAAATCAAGGGAAGCTGATTGGAAAAGAGAATATGGTGAAGATTTAAAATTTTTTATAATAGATGAAGTTGATAATAATGAATGGAAGGTTTGGGAATGTTATTGGATTGAACAATTTAAACAATGGGGATTTAATTTAATAAATCAAAATAAAGGTGGAGGGGGATTAGAAAAACATTCTGATGAAACTATTGAAAAGATTAGATTAAAGAAGATTGGTATAAAACAAAATAGAACTAAGATAAGAAAAGATAAAGGCAAAAAACATAAAAAAACTAAAGGAATTAAAATTGGAAGACCTGAAGGATTTGTTTATAGTGATGAATTAAAACTTCATTTAAGTAATAAAATGAAGGGAGTACCAAAACACACAGAAGAGGGAAAATTTAAATTTACAAACAAAAAAATATACACTTTTGTCAACCTTGATACTGGTGAAAAATTTAAAGGTATTAGATATAACTTTCAAAATAAATATAATCTGAGATATAAAGGAATATATAATTTAGTTACAAATAAAGCAAAAACATATAAAGGATGGAAAATAAAGAATTTAAAAGGTGGCAAAAATTAGCTGGAATACTAAAAGAAGATAAAGAATTTCAAAAAGGTAATTTAGTTTATCATTCAACAGATATACAAAATGCTTCAAATATTTTAAAAAGTGGTGAAATCAAAACTTATGAAGACATATTAAAAGCAGCAAATCAAAATCCTGAAGATTGGTATGAAGACCCCAATTATGGTAAATTTGTATATGTTTCTGATTTTCCACATAATAATAATAATTTTTATGGGTTAGGGGATTTGGATGTTACATTTGTAATAGATAGTAACAACATAAAACATAAAATGATACAAGCTGATAAAAGTTATGAAGGTGGAACTATTTCGGTGCAAGGTAATATTCCTATAACATCTATTACTAAAGTTATACTTCATAACTCAGATGAGAATTTAATTAAATTACTAAATAATAAAAAAATTGAATTTCAAATTCAAAAATAAAATATGAAAAACAAAATAAAATACGACTCTCTTATATTCGCTGTAGGCAAATCAGGTATTGACTTTGGTAAAGCATTAGCAGATGAATACAAATTAGAAACTGAACCTAAATCAGTACAAATAGGGGTACGTTTTGAAGCACCACAAAAATACTTCCAAAAATTAATCGATGTTAGTTATGATTTTAAATTATACCAAAAATTCGAAGATGTATCATTAAGAACATTTTGTACAAATAATAACGCTGCATATGTAGCTGTTGAAGAGACTTATGGGGATGTTTCATATAATGGACATGCTAAGAAAGGTGAAGAATTTAGAAATGATATGACCAATTTTGGTATATTAATGGAAATTAAAGGTATTGAAAATCCATTTGAATGGAGTAGGAATGTTGTAGATAAATGTAATAGTGGTCAATCATCAAAAGGCTCAACAGGAATATTCTATTCCCCTGATAAAAATAAGATGGTAAGTAAAACTTCTGAAAATGAGTGGGTTATGGCTCTTAAAGTAGATTCTTTAGATATTTTTAAAGATGCAATGGGTGAATATGCTGACTATATTCTTAATTTTATAGACCAAATGAATGAAGTATTTGAATTTGGAGATGATTGGGGGGTTTATATACCCGAAGTAAAATATCTTTCACCCGAACCCTTAGTTGACTATACCAATTTATCTTTAAATAATTACCCTAATATACATTTTGTAGGAGATGCCTTATCTGCAAGAGGCATAACAGTATCAGGTGCACATGGAATATATGTTGCTGAATCAATTTTAAAAAACTAAAAATATGAGAATACCAAAAACACCATTTCCCCAAAGTAGAAAATTAATTAAACCCGAAGATGGAACTATAGCCTATTCATGGGATAATAAATTACACAATTGGGAAGGACCCGCTCTATACCCTCAAGGTAAGAGAAAATTAGCAGAATATTATTTATATGGCTTCCAAAAAACAAAAGACGAATGGAAAGAAATGCGAAGTCAAAGAGAGGGAATTCCCTTCTACAAAAATCAATCAATGAAAAACGATCTATCTGATTATAGAAACTAAGATATGAAAATATATGATGGGTATTACCAAGAACAAAAATTACATGAAGAATTATATCAATTCAAATATCAACCTCAAATTAAATTTGGGGGAAAAAATGAATGTTTCACTAAACTATAACTTACTATGGCTCGTATAGGTTTATGTGGTACTCAAAGCGTAGGCAAAACCACGCTAGTTAATGCCTTAAAAGATATAGAACAATTCAAAGATTATAACTTTGCTACTGAAAGAAGTAAATATTTAAGGGATTTAGGTATTCCTTTAAATACTGACTCTACTTTAAAAGGACAAACTATATTTTTAGCAGAAAGATGTTCAGAGTTAATTAATGAAAACCTTATTACAGATCGTACTGTAATAGATGTAATGGCTTTTACTCTTAATGCTGATTCCATATCTCAAATCCCCCAATCCCTTTTTCTAACGTATGCTAAAGAATTCATCCCCGAATATGATTATATATTTTATATATCTCCTGAAGGTATTCCTATTGAGGATAATTCTGTTAGGGAAATAAATGAAATTTATAGGGGTAAAATAGATAATACTATCCAGGACATGCTCAGTATTTATGGAAGTAAAATTCCCAATTACTATGAAATTTCGGGTACAACAGAAGAAAGGATTCAACAAATTTTAAATGTTGTTAATTCTTAACATATTTATAATAAAATCTAATTATACTAAAAAATAATGAAAAAATCTCAATTAAAAGAATTTATTAAGTCTGAAATAATCAATGAGTTATCCTCAAATATGGAGGACAACCAACAAACTATAAAGGACACAGAGGAACTAACTAAAGCCACTAAAGAATTAGGTAAAGCTAAGGAAGAAGCAGGTTTATCTGAAGAAAATATGGGTTTAGCTGATTTAGAAGAAATGGGCTATGAAGATGGAGAGGAAGCATTTAAAATGTCACATTCCGCTTTTAATTTCCAAAATTCTCCTGATTTAAAATCATATAAAAAAGGATTCTTCCAAGGATTTACAGACGCCTCAAGCGCACAAGACTTATCTGAAAATGAAGAAATAAATGAAATGGCCAAAATATCAGGTGATTTAAAAACCGCTATTGAGAAAGTAATCCAAGCTAATACAGATTTAGATAATTTACCACTTAAAAAGGCTATTAAAGCCAACCCTGAAGTAGTAAAGGCATTAGAGGGTGATACTTTATATGATAATCAATTAAACAAATTTATTTCTTTTGTTAAAGGTGATAGAGTAATAGGACAAAGAGGAAGAAAGGCAGACCCTAATAGAGATGTAAAACCAAAATCTCCAACGGGTAGTGTAGGTAGACCCGCTAAATCTAAAGAAGAAAAAGATAAAGAAAAAAGAACATCATCATCCTCATTAAACAAAAGTGTTACCACCGTAAAAGGAGATGAACCTGCTGCTAAAGATATCAAACAAGCTATAGGATACATAAAAAAAGGTAAAAAAGATTTACGAGCACAAGAAAAAAGAAAAATGGTTAAATCCTTTATTGAAGATATGAAAAAAGAAGGCATTATATCACCTAACGGAAAAGTAGAAGATAAAGAAAAATATGATGCTGCCTGGGCTAAGAAAAAACCTGAAATAGAAGATGCTATTAGAAATGTTGAGTAATGTCTTATAAAGAAAGACTTACATATTTAATTTTGTTAGCTTTAGGAGGAGTTTTTATTTTTTATATATTAAATATTCCTGATGGGGATTATGCTAAAGAGTATAAATCAAAAATAAACATTTTAGAAAATAATGTTGACTCGTTGTATAATATAAACAACGAGTTAACTTCTAAAATAAGTACCTTAAGTATAAAAATTAAATCTTTAGATCAAGAACTATATTTAAATAGTAAAAAAATAATAACTTTAAAAAATGAAATCAACTCTAAAGTCAATTCTGTGGATTCCTTTGATAATGATCAACTTAAATTGTTTTTCACAAATCGTTACAGACAGCACTTGGGTTCAATTCAAAAAACCCCTAGTAAGGTTAGTAATTAAAGATCTTATAAAGGGGGATGGAGCTCAACACCAATTAACCCTTTTTAAAGATAAAATAGATATTTTACATCAAAAAATATTGTTACAAGATAGTACTATTCTTAGTTTGAATTCTAAATTATTAAACTTCACTAATATTTCTTTAACCCAATCCCAACAATTAAAAATATCTCAAGATCTATCTAAAATCTTAAAACAAGATTTAAAAAAACAAAAACTCCAAACTAAATTATTCAAATATAGTGGGGGAGCAGCTATATTGGGAATTATTATATTAATAATAAAATAGTTATATGCCAGACTTAAAAAAAATAATACGTCAAGAATATATTAGATGTGCTCAAGATCCAATATATTTTATGCGTAAGTATTGTTATATACAGCACCCCCAACGTGGTCGCATACAATTTAACCTATACCCTTTTCAAGAAAAAGTATTAACGTTATTTCAAAACAACGATTATAGTGCTATACTAAAATCTAGACAATTAGGTATTTCAACATTGGCCGCTGGTTATTCTTTGTGGTTAATGACCTTCCATAAGGATAGAAACATATTAGCATTAGCAACAACACAGGCAACTGCTCGTAACCTAGTAACTAAGGTACAATTCATGTGGGAAAATCTACCCTCATGGCTTAAAGTAGACTCAGCTGAAAACAACAAATTGTCTCTTAGGTTAACTAATGGGTCAAAAATACAAGCTAAATCTTCAAATGCTGATGCCGCAAGATCGGAAGCAGTATCCTTACTAATTATTGATGAAGCCGCCTTTATTGATAATATTGCTGAGACATGGGCTTCTGCACAACAAACTTTAGCAACTGGGGGTGGTGCCATAGTATTATCCACTCCATATGGTACAGGTAATTGGTTCCACCAAATGTGGGTTAAAGCTGAAGCTGCCGAAAATGATTTTTTACCTATTAAATTACCTTGGTACGTCCACCCAGAACGAGATCAAAAATGGAGAGATGCCCAAGATGTTTTGCTAGGAGACCCTAGATTAGCGGCCCAAGAATGTGATTGTGATTTTAGCACATCGGGTGATATAGTATTTTATAACGAATATTTAGAATATTACGAAAAAACATACATAAAAGAACCTCTAGAACGTAGAGGTGCAGATCAAAATCTATGGGTTTGGGAATCCCCTGATTATAGTAGAGACTATATGGTTGTAGCAGATGTAGCTAGAGGTGATGGTAAAGATTATTCTACTTGTCACGTAATAGATGTTGAAAATAATGTGCAAGTAGCAGAATATAAGGGACAATTAGGTACAAAAGAATTTGGCCATTTGTTAGTTGGTTTAGCTACTGAATATAATGAAGCAATGCTTGTTATAGAAAATGCCAATATTGGTTGGGCTACTATACAAGTAGCTATAGATCGCGCATATTCTAACCTTTACTATTCACAACGGGGTGATTCCCTGAATGCTGATTCGTATTTTGACAAATATCAAGACCACTCAAAAATGGTAGCTGGTTTTACAATGTCATCTAGAACACGTCCTATGGTAATAGGAAAATTTCAAGAATACATAGCAGATAAAGGAGTAACAATTCAATCCCGAAGATTAATAGAAGAAATGAAAGTATTTATTTGGAAAAATGGTAAAGCAGAAGCCCAAACAGGATATAATGATGATTTAGTTATGGCTTTTGGTATTGCAATGTATATCAGAGATACAGCCCTTATTCAAAGACAACGTGGTTTAGATGCAACTAGAAATGCATTAAACAATATGACCGTAAACAGAACTACTTATCAAGGTGGATATTTTTCAAAAGGGGCAGATAATCCCTATCATATGCCCACTGAAAAGGGGGGTGAAGATATAAGTTGGTTATTAAAATAATAAATAATAAATAAAAAACAATGGCAGATAAAGGCTTATTTAGTAGATTACAAAGATTATTTTCAACTGATATAATTATTCGTAATGTTGGTGGGGATCAAGTAAAAGTAATGGATAGTAATCAAATCCAAACTAATGGAGAATTACAAACTAACTCACTTATAGATAGATTTAATAGAATATATTCAACAAACCCCTCATCGTTATATGGTTCTCAATTCAATTTTAATTATCAATACCTCCGACCACAATTATATTCTGAGTATGATGTAATGGACACTGACGCCATTATAGCTTCTGCCTTAGACATCATAGCGGATGAATCAACATTAAAAAATGATATGGGTGAAGTTTTATCTATTCGCTCTTCAAATGAGAATATTCAAAAAATACTTTATAATTTATTTTATGATGTTTTGAATATTGAATTTAATCTTTGGGCTTGGATTCGCCAAATGTCAAAATACGGGGACTTTTTTTTAAAATTAGAAATTGCAGAAAAATATGGAGTATACAATGTAATACCTTATACAGCATATCATATTGAAAGACAAGAAGGACAAAACCCTGAAAACCCTGCTGAGGTAAGATTCAGATATTCTCCTGATGGTTTAGTGAACCCCAGTTCAGGAATGTATAAAACACCACACCAACAGGATAATTCAAACGGTATTTATTTTGATAATTATGAGATGGCTCACTTCAGATTAATTGGGGATACTAATTACTTACCTTATGGACGTTCGTACTTAGAACCTGCTCGTAAATTATTTAAACAATATACTTTAATGGAAGATGCTATGTTAATTCATAGAATTGCACGTGCTCCCGAAAAACGTATATTTTATATGAATGTTGGTTCTATTCCCCCAAATGAAATAGATGCATTTATGCAAAAGACTATTTCAAATATGAAACGTACCCCTCATATAGATGAAAAAACTGGAGAGTATAATTTAAAATATAATATGCAAAACATGATGGAGGATTTTTATATCCCCGTTCGTGGAAATGATACAACAACCAAAATAGAAACTACTAAGGGTTTAGATTATGATGGTATCCAAGATGTGGAATATTTAAGAGATAAGTTATTTGCCGCTCTTAAAGTACCAAAAGCTTTTTTAGGATATGATGAAAATATAGAGGGAAAAGCCACATTAGCCGCAGAAGATATTCGTTTTGCTCGTACTATTGAACGTTTACAAAGAATAATGGTCTCAGAATTAAATAAAATTGCATTAGTTCATCTATATTCACAAGGCTTTAGGGATGAATCCTTAACTAATTTTGAATTATCAATGCAAACACCATCAATTATCTTTGAACAAGAGAAAATTGAATTAATGAAATCTAAAACTGAACTAGCTACTTCTTTATTAGAAAATAACTTACTACCTTCAGATTGGATATATGATAATATCTTCCATTTATCCGAAGATCAATATGATGAGTACAGAGATTTAATACGTCAAGATTCTAAACGTAAATTTAGAAATGCCCAGATAGAAAATGAAGGAAATGACCCACAAGAAACGGGTAAATCATATGGGACACCTCATGATTTAGCTTCATTATATGGTAAAGGAAGAACTGCTTCTGACCCTTCAAATGTTCCTGATGGATACGAAGGGGATTTAACCCTAGGTCGCCCTAAGGATTCAATATCTAATTACGGAAAACAAGATAGTAATTTTAGTAAAGACCCATTAGGTGTTAAACGTATGAAAGATACAGATAAAAATGACTCCTCAGATAGCAGAACAGATACAAATAAATCAGGTTTGGCTTTAGAAAATTCTCATGTGTCTTATCTAAAAAATAAAGATATGTTTAGAAAATTAAACGAAAAAGTATTAATTTTTGAGCAAGATAAGAATGAGAGTAAACTGTTAGATGAAAACCAATTAAAGGAGTAAATTTTTCCCCATATTTATAAATAAATAGATATATTTTGATGTATCCCTATAGTAATTAAAGAATATAATTCCATTACTGAAGCCCAATTATATATAAAATATAAAAACAAATAAATTGAAAATAAAACATAGTAAATACAAGAACACAGGTATTCTTTTTGAGCTCTTAATACGTCAAATTACAGCCGATACTTTAAAAGGAGGGGATTCCCCTGCCATTAATATATTAAAAAAATATTTTGTAAAAACTACTTTGGGTAGTGAATATAAATTGTATGAATCTATTCTAAAATCAAAGGTATTAAATGAGGGTAGAGCTAATATGGTAATTACGACTATATTAGAGTCTTCTCAAAAATTTAACCGTACCTCTTTAAGAAAACAAAAGTATAACTTAATTAATGAAATTAAAAAACATTATAATTTAGATATTTTCTTTAGTACTAAAGTTAAAAATTATAAGGAATTAGCTTCTTTATATACTTTAATTGAGGGTTACAGCTCTAATAATATCCCTTCTTCATCCCAAATAATTGAGAATAAAATTACCCTTTTAGAGCATTTAACTAAACAAGAAATAAATAATAAGGGGACCAGTGGTGATATTTTAAAAGAATTTCAAACTTACGATAAAGATTTAAGAATCCTTACTTATAAAGTATTACTTGAGAAATTTAATACTAAATACGATACCTTACCTACAGACCAAAAACAAGTACTTAAAGAATTTATTAATTCAGTAGATTCTACCCCCGGCTTAAGAGATTTTTATAATACTAAGATTAATATTTTAAAATCAACATTAATAGAGGAAGCTAAAAATATTAAAGATAGAGCTGTTAAAATTAAAATCACAGAAATATCAAAAATGCTAACTGAAATAGATAAGAACTCTAAAGTTGATACTGATAACTTAGTTGATTTACTACAATATTATGAATTAATAAAAGAAATTAAATCATCAAATGGTGTACAAGTATAAACTTAAAGAAAAACAAGTTAAAGATATTGATGAAATGTCTACTTCGGGGGGTGCTGGAGGGTATTTAACTAAATATGCCTTTAAATTACCTAAAAATTACAAAAAAGTTAAAGAGGAAATAGGAGCAACATTAGGTCCCGGACCTAAAGCATCTGAAGAAGGTGTGAAGGACAATTATTACGTTAAAAAATTTGCATATAAATTAGTACCTAAAGACAAGAATGGAAACTATGTTCAAAAAGGTAGTGGTTTAGAAGTAAAAAATTTTTAATATGTATAAATATAGATTAACTGAGGAGATAAATACTAAGGAAAAATGGCAACAATCTAGAATTGATATCTTTGATACTTTAGAAATTAGATTAGAGGAGATAAAAAAATTATTACGCCAAGGTAAAATTGAAACTATAAAATACTACAGGGAAAACCCAAACAGTTATACGGTAGTATTAGGAACAGATTTAACAACAGAATATATAAACGATATAGAAACATTACTAAAAGGAGAATAATGAAAACCTTACAAGAACAATACAATTTAATTAAAAAAAGAAAAGGATCTAAATATATTTTTCTTACCGAAGCAAAAAAACAATTCCCAAACATTTTAACTAACCCTATGGGTTTTGATGAAGTCTCAAAATTATTAAAAACAAGGGGGGTTATTACTGAAAATTATATTGATTTGAAACCTATTAATACTATGGAAGCAACACCAAAAACTTCATATGAGATTAAATTTGCAGAATTCTTAAAAGAAGAAGCTAAAGCCGTAGAGAAAAAAACAACTAAAGAGGTTGATGAAGTTAATGCTCATAGTTTTGACTACTCAAATAAGAAAAATTTAGACAATCAAATTGGTCAAGAAGTACTTAACGGTATTTATTTTGAAGCTAAACAAAACCCAGATAAAGATTTAGAAGAAATCCGTAAAATAGTATCTAAAAACTTAGAGAAAGATGGACAATACTATATGAAAAATGCTGCATTTGGGGTTGAAGGTTTAGGATACCAAGAATCTGAATTAGAAGAAGTATCTGGTAAACACAAATCATCAGGTTACTCAGATAAACTAAAGAAAATGGTTAAAGAATCTTTAACTGAAGGTAAAAAACCTAAAAAAGACTCTATAGATTCAAAACTATCAGATATAGATAAACAAAGCCAAATCGTATCCTTAGAAGCTAAAATAGATACTATAGACGAAATGATTGAATCTAAAAACCAACGTTTATCAATGGTATCAGAAGATGAAAATCTAGCGGAATTAGTAGATAAAAACGCAATTAAAGGAATGCAAAGAGAAATCAAACTTTTAGAAAAAAGGAAAGTTAAGATGGAAAAAATGTATGAAAAAATGTGTGGTAAATCTTATAAGAAATCCGAAATCGTAGATGAGGATATGGAAGAGGGTATGAAGGGAACTATGGATGAAGTTATGGATGAATATGAAAATACCCCAACTTCTTCTTATTAATTAAACCACTATGAAAAAACTATTAATTGAAACCTATACTTTTAAACCCCTGTCTCCCCTTTTAACTGAAAACGTTAATAAGGAAAATGGTAATTTAATAGTTTCTGGTATCTTAGCTACAGCTGAAGTTAAAAATGGTAATGGTCGCTATTATCCTAAAAGTTTATGGGAACGTGAGATGGATAAATACTCTCAATCTGTTAAAGAAAGAAGAGCAATGGGTGAATTAGACCACCCCGAATCTCAAGTAATAAACCTAAAAAACGTATCCCATATAATAACGGAATATTGGTGGGAAGGTAATGAGGTAATAGGTAAAGTAGAAATACTTCCAACTCCTTCGGGAAATATACTTAAAGAACTAATAAAATCTGGAGTAACTGTAGGTGTTTCTTCACGTGGGATGGGTTCATTAGAAGAAAATGATAATGTAATGGAAGTACAAGATGATTTCGAACTATTATGTTGGGATTTCGTTTCAACTCCCTCAAACCCTGGTTCATATATGAAAACATTAAGTGAAGGAATACAATCTCAAACTTACGATTATACAAAAGTAAATAACATTATACATGAAATCCTTTGTTCTAAAGGTTCATGTCCTATAACATAACTAATAACTAATAATAAATAAAAAAATGAACAATTTCAATTTAAAAAAGTATATATCTGAAGGTAGATTATATACTGAACCCAATTTGCAACAAGAAAACACAAACCCAGAATTAAAGCTTGAAAGAATATTGAATGAATTAGAAGAACTTACTTCTTCAAATGCTCCTTTCTCTGGGTATCCCCAATTTCAAGAAGGAATGGAATTGTTATTTTCAGCATACAATGAGTACATGATGGATTAATATAGTTTTAAATAAGATAATATAACATAAAAATATTTTCTTCGGACGCTACCGACGGACTTAAAACATTGAGCGCTCTTTTTGAGCGCTCTTTGTATCTTCACCCTCTTTATACATACGTATAATCACAATACATCATTCCTTATATGATGTCAATAAAAAATAAATTCTATTGCGGTTCCTAATAACCGTATTTCACAAACAAAAATTTTGCGATTATGACAACAAACAGAGATTTGTTAAAAGAAGCAATTGCCGATGCTAAAGCTGTTAAAGAAACTGCTATTGCAAACGCCAAAGCTGCTTTAGAAGAAGCATTTACTCCTCATTTAAAATCTATGCTATCTGCTAAGTTAGAAGAAATGGATAGAGATGAAGAAGAGCTTGAAGAAATGGATGCTGTTAGTTTTGACAAGGGAAATGGAGAATCAATTGACACCTCCCCTAGAAAAGTAGGTCAAACTACTATTCAAGAGGAAGAGGAAGATATGGATGAAGAAATTAATCTTGATGAACTATTAGCTGAACTTGAAGAAGGAGAAGGGAAAGAAGAAGTTAGAGAAGTTGAAGAAATGGAATCTGAAGATGAAATTGAAACCGAAGAAGAAGGTGAAGATGGAATGGAAGAAGAAATTGATTTAGAAGACATGACGGAAGACGACCTTAAATCTTTTATCGAGGATGTAATTAAAGATATGGTAGAATCTGGTGAGTTAGAAGCTGGAGAAGAAATGGAATCTGAAGAAGAAGGCGAAGCCGATGAAAGGGAAGACGAAATGGATATCGAAATCGAAGATGAAACAGAAGAAATTATGGAAAACGAAGAAATAGAAGAGTATGGAAATTCAGGAGGATATGATCCTAGAGTTAATTCAGCAGCTTCAGGTTTAGAAAACATTATCAAAGGTTTACAAAATTTAGCTAAAAAAGGGGGTGAATTGGGTAAAAAGGCATATGCCGCTCTAGAAGATCTAGGGGGTGCTACTGGAGATACAAGTCGTAACGAAGAAGAATTAGAAGAAATTGAAGAACTTAAAAAAGAACTTCAAGAAGTTAATCTTTTAAATGCTAAACTACTTTATACTAATAAAATCTTCAAATCAAAAACACTATCAGAAGATAGAAAAGTAAAAGTGTTGAAAGCTTTTGATAAGGCATCAACCGTAAAAGAAGCTAAAATTATTTTTGAAACTTTAAACGAAGGAATAGTTACTAAAAGACCAACTTATTCTATGGTTAATGAAATTAAAAGTAGCGCTTCAAAAACAGTAGGTTTTATACCTAACAAAGTAAAACAGCCAATAGTTGAAAATTCTGCTTTCTTAAGAATGCAAAAATTGGCAGGTATTATTAAATAAAAATTAACAACAAAACTAAAAAAAAAATGAGCTTAAATTCATTATTAGAAAGTGCAAACCCTTACCACTCAGTACAGAGTGATGCTGCTAAATTAGCCAGCAAATGGGAAAGAACAGGATTATTAGAAGGCCTAAAAGGTTCTAATAAATCAAACATGGGTATGATCTTGGAAAACCAAGCTAAACAATTAGTAGTTGAGTCTTCTCAAACAGGTGGAGGAACTTCTTCTACAGGTGGGTTTTCCGCAGGAAATGGAGAACAATGGGCTGGTGTAGCTTTACCATTAGTACGTAAAGTATTTGGTCAAATTGCTGCCCAAGAATTCGTATCAGTTCAACCAATGAACTTACCTTCAGGATTAGTATTTTATTTAGATTTCCAATATGGGACGGATAAAGCACCTTTCTCTGCTGGGTCTTCAGTATATGGTGACGTTTCAGGATTTGCTTCAAACGGTACTACTGGTGGTTTATATGGTGCTGGTAGATTTGGGTATTCAATTAACAATACTTCATCTGCCGTAACGGGTACACAAACTACTGCTTCTTGGTCAGATGTAAACTTTGATTCAGATTTTTCTGCTTCTGCTGTTGCTGGAGATTTACGTAAAGTAACTTTCGCAGGACCTACAGGTTTTGATGCTGCTGGTATTAGAGGATTCGTACTTACAGGAACTAATTTAACAGCTGCTGAAAACAAACCAACATTCACTTCTACAGATGGAACTAATATTACTTTTGTAATTGACGCTGCTGATGAAACTGCTGCTGGTGCAACTGCTGCTTATTCTTTAGAATATCAACTACAACCAACTGATACAAACAGAGGTGATTTTGAAGATGGTAACACAGCTTTAAACAACACTAACAACCCAATTTCAATTCCAGAAATCAATGTACAGATGAAATCATCTCCAATCGTTGCTAAAACTAGAAAATTGAAAGCAGTATGGACTCCTGAGTTCGCACAAGATTTAAATGCATACCACGCTTTAGATGCTGAAGCTGAATTAACTTCTATCTTATCTGAATATATTTCATTAGAAATTGATTTAGAGATCTTAGATATGTTGATGGAAAATGCTTCTGCAGGAACTGAAGTATGGTCTGCTGTAAACAACAGATCAATTGTTAACAATGGTGCTGACGGAACAATTTCTGACTTAGGATTCTATAATTCACAAGGACAATGGTTCCAAACTTTAGGAACTAAAATCCAAAAATTATCTAACGTTATTCACCAAAGAACTTTAAGAGGTGGTGCTAACTTTATGGTATTATCTCCAGCGGTTTCTACAATCATCGAATCTATTCCTGGATTTGCAGGTGATGTTGATGGTCAAGTAGATAAATCAAGCTACGCTTTTGGTGTACAAAAAGTGGGAGCATTAGGTGGTGGAAAAATCAAAGTTTACAAAAACCCTTATATGGTTGAAAATCAAATCCTATTAGGATTTAGAGGAACTCAATTCTTAGAAAGTGGTGCCGTATTCGCTCCATACATTCCATTAATTATGACTCCTTTAGTGTACGACCCAGACACTTTCACACCAAGAAAAGGTCTATTAACTCGTTACGCTAAGAAAATGGTAAGACCAGAATTTTATGGGAAAATTCAAGTTAATGGTTTAAATACTCTATAATAAGAGAAATATTTAAAATTTTTATAAAGGACCGCATTTTGCGGTCCTTTTTTCATATGTATACACGATACGTAAAATACATTTATCCGTGAATAAAATATACAATTCAAAAGTAATCCAATATTCTCTCCAAGGTGAAGTTTTAAATATTTACCTTAATGCGACTCAAGCATCTAAAAAAGTATCCAATTATGATTCGATAATAAATTGTTGTAATGGGAAATATAAAACATCTCAAGGTTATGTTTTTAGATTTGAGAATGATCCTTTTATCTTAAATTCCTCTTCTACCTCATCTACAACTTCACCTATACATAAATGTAAGGTATGTTCTTCTACAGAAACTGTAAGATCCATGGCTATGCATTTAAGGTTTGCCCATTCTATAAAAACCCAAGAATATATAAACCAATATGGTGAATTTAGACCAAAACAACTAAAACAAATACAGAAGAAAAAAAAATCTAAGATTAAGTGTAAAATATGTAGTGAAAAACTAAACAGCAACCAACATTTAATGTACCATATTACCCAAAAACACCCCAATATAACCCAATCTGAATACATTATAGACCATATATACTCAGGAGTACCTCCTTTATGTAAATGTGGTTGTGGTGAAGAAACCACAATACTAAGAAATGGGAATAATTGTGATCTAAAAAAACCTACTTATAGTAGAGACTATATTAAGGGACATATTGATTGGGAAGTTTTTGCTAATGTAAACCACCAATCAAAAGAAGAAATTGAAGTACTTAATTATATTAAATCCCTATATTATGGGGAAATTATTGAAAGTTACCGTGGTTTACCCAAAATGGAAATAGATATATTCCTCCCCGAATTAAATATAGGAATAGAATATAATGGTTTATATTGGCATTGTGAAGAAAATGGAAGAGGTCCGAAGTATCATATAGAGAAAACAATTAAATGTAAAAATGAAGGGATAAGGTTAATCCAAATTTTTGCCGATGAATGGTTAAATAAACCTGAAATTGTAAAAAATAAATTAAGGAGCATATTAAATGTTCCTACCCCTAAAATATATGCTCGTAAATGTGTTATTAAAGAGGTTGATAAAAAAATAAAGAACCAATTTTTAAATAAAACACATATACAAGGCGAAGATAGATGTAAAATAAGCCTAGGAATTTATTATGAGGAAGAATTAGTTGGAGTTATGACCTTCTCAAAACCTCGTATTGCCTTAGGGGGGGATATTAAGTTAAAAGATACATGGGAGTTATCAAGATATTCTACCTCACACTTTATAATAGGAGGAGCATCTAAACTTATAAAATTCTTTGAAAAAACATACTGTCCTACCCATCTATATTCATACTCTGATAATAGATGGACGGATTGGGATAATAATATGTATTTATCTATAGGTTTCAAAAGAACATCAATCTCAAAACCAGGGTATTGGTATACTAAAAATTTTACAGAAAGGAAACACAGATATAATTTTACAAAAAATACATTAATAAAAAAAGGCATGGGTGTTAAAGAACAAACTGAAAAAGAAATTATGAAAAACCATAAATATTTTAGAGTATGGGATTGTGGCTCTGCCCGATACGACTTAACCTTTTAATAAACTTTCGAAAATAGCTCGGCTCCCACTTATGCTTTTTTTATATTCATATTTATAATAAAAATAATACATTGTTAGTAAAAATGTATATTATATTGTTAAAATATACGTTTTCTAATGTATTTACAGTAAATTCATTTATTTTATATTTAATCTATAACTAAAACCTTTATATGGCTTCAAACCACCACACTGACGCAGTTTTTACACAAAAACGTAGAGTAAACAAAAAACCCATTAAGTTTCAAGTACAATTAAATGAAGAGCAAAAAATAGCAAAGTCCCTCATATTAGAAAATCCTATTACTGTTATTCGTGGTTTAGCAGGATCAGGAAAAACCTTAGTGGCAACACAAGCAGCCCTAGATCTCTTCTTTACTAAAAAAGTAGAAAAAATAGTAATAACTAGACCTACAGTTTCTAAGGAAGACATAGGTTTTCTACCTGGGGATCTAAAAGAAAAAATGGATCCTTGGTTAGCTCCTATATATCACAATCTCTATATGTTATATAACAAAGAAAAAGTTGATAAACATTTAGAAAATGAAGATATAGAAATAGTACCCTTCGCGTTCATGCGAGGAAGAACCTTTACAAATTCCTTTATCATAGTAGATGAAGCCCAAAACGTAACACACTCACAAATGGAAACAGTAATAGGTAGATTAGGAAAAGGTTCTATTATGGTGATTTGTGGTGATATGGGTCAAATAGACCTTAAAGATAAAAGGGAAAGTGGGTTTTCATTTTTAAGTAGATTAGAAGAGCATGTAAAAGGATTTAAAACTATTAACTTAGAAAAAAACCACAGACATTCCATAGTATCTCCTATATTAGGGGTATACCAGAAGTTTAGGGATTAATTGATTTTGTCATATTTATAATAAAATATAAGTATGGCAAATATTCCCATATATAATGGTAACCCCATTTGGAGTGAAGGTTTAACCCCTTTTGGTTTTTATGATAACGAAGAACAATTCCAAACTGATGCCGTTAAAGTAGCAAAATTTTGTGCCCAACGTCTAGGATATCCTTTAACGGATGTAGAACTTCAAGATATGAGTTTCTTTACTGCCTTCGAAGAGGCTGTAACAGTATATGGTAATGAATTGTATTCGTATACTATTAGAGACAATCAACTTACTTTAGAAGGTTCATCTACTGGGGGTAGTTTAAATACTAGTATTATTACCCCTAGTTTTGAACCCATTATTAAATTAACAGAACAATATGGTGCTGAAGCAGGTACTGGTGGGAACATACCCTATTACTCAGGTTCCTTCCCTATGGTTGGAGAACAACAAACTTATGATTTAAAACAGTGGGCTATAGATGAAGGAATTTCAGGTAGTATTGAGATTAAAAGGGTATTTTACGAAAATACTCCTGCAATAACAAGAAGGTATGATCCTTACTTAGGAAATGGTCTTAATTTAATGAGTAGTTTTGGATTTGGGGGGATGAGCCCGGGGGCCGGTGCTTTTATGATGATGCCTAGTAATTATGATATAGCAGCAGCTCAGTCCATAGAAATTAATGAAAATATTAGAAGGTCAAATTATAGTTTTGAGTTAAAAAATAATAATTTAACTATTTTTCCAATCCCCCAATCGGGAAGTGGTAACTTTTGGTTTGAGTACATTAAAAGAAATGAAAGGATAGAAAATAGCATTACTGATGCCCCTAATAGTGTAACTAATGTTTCCAACACTCCTTATTCAAATCCCACCTATACTAATATAAATTCAGTAGGACGTCAATGGATATTTGAATATGCTTTAGCTTTATCGAAGGAAATGTTAGGGTATGTTAGAGGAAAATATAGTAATATCCCTATTCCTAATTCTGACGTACAATTAAACCAAGGGGATTTAATTACCGCTGGTACTAATGAAAAAAATTCTTTAATTGAAAGATTAAGAGGTTACTTTGATGAAACTTCAAGAAAATCTTTACTTGAAAGAAGGGCACAAGAAACAGAATTTAAACAAACTGAATTAAGACAAGTTCCATATACTATTTATGTTGGCTAATCCTAGGTTATTTAACAACCACAACAACTAATATTATTAATGGAAAAAATATATAGAATATGGGAGCAATGTTTACGGGACAAAGAGATGTATCTCTAGTTAGAAGATTTAATAGGGAATTGTTAGGTAATATAATTACCCAACAATGTTCTTTATATCAATTTAAATTAGAAGAAACAAAAACTAACCTATATGGTGAGGCGGCTGGTGAAAAATATTATGATGGTCCTTTCTTATTTAATGTTTTAATTAATAGAGAAAACCAAGCTTACCCCAGTGGGGATGACGGTGTAAATTTTGGACAAGGTATAGAATTTTATTTTCTACGAGACGATTTAGTTGATGCCAATGTTGTTCCTAATATAGGAGATATAATACTATACCAAGAGAGATATTATGGGGTTCAAAGTACTATATCTAACCAATATTGGGGAGGAAAAAACCCTGATTACCCTAATA